CCAAGGCCGCCGCCGGCTATTGGACGGCGTGAGCGGCCACTGGCGGGCCTTTGCGGGCATGCTGGCCGGCATTGGCCGGACTAGGTAACCGGACTGTAAAAAAGCGCTTGACAGCATGCTATATATCATTAAGATAACTCATACCACGCCGCCGGCGTGGCCATACAGTGAGAAAGGGAACAAGCAAAATGACTAATCCAATTTACCAGCAAGTGACCGACGCCATTATCGCCGAGTTAGAAAAGGGCGCGGCGCCATGGGTGAAGCCATGGCACGCGGACGCGGCCAGCGGCGCCGACCATAATATCGTGACCGGCGCGGCCTATCGTGGCGTTAATAGGTTAATCCTAGGCATGGCCAGCATGGGCAACGGCTATGCCGCCAGCCAATGGGCAACATATAAGCAATGGCAGGACCGAGGCGCGCAAGTGCTCAAGGGCCAAAAGGGCACGGCTATCTGCTTTTATAAGCCGGTGGCCGGCACCGTCGACGCGGCGACCGGTGAAAAATCCAGCGGCTATGCCGTGCTAAAGGCCTACTCGGTTTTTAACATCGAGCAGACCGACGCCGAGCGCGCACCGGCGGCCGAGCCCGTGGCCGTGCCATTCGACGCCAGCGAGCATTGCGAGGCGGCCATAGTAAAAACCGGCGCCATTATCCGCCACGGCGGGGACGCGGCATTCTACATGCCGAGCACGGACGCCGTGCAATTGCCGCATAAAGCAAGTTTCGACAGCGCCGCGCATTATTACGCGACGGCCTTTCATGAATTGGCCCATTGGACCGGCGCTAAGCATAGGCTGGACCGCGACCACAGCGGCCGCTTTGGGAATCCGGCGTATGCCTTTGAAGAGCTGGTCGCCGAGATAGGCGCCGCCTACCTATGCGCGGATAACGGCATCGCCGGCGAGCTCCGGCACGCTGGCTATATTCAGAGCTGGCTCAAGGCATGCCGCGACGATAACACGGCCATATTCAAGGCGGCGGCGCTGGCTCAGAAAGCGGCCGATTATATCAAGGGCACGGCCGAGGCCGTCGAGGCCGAGGCGGCTTAATTTAACACCGGCGGCCAGCTGGCCGCCGTAACCATGAAAGGGACCTAAAACCATGATAAAAATCTACTACAGCGGCGACCAAGCGCGACCAATTTTGACTTGGCCGGTCGAGCAATACGAAAAACGCACGCAAGCCGAGGCGGCCGCGATTGAGCTATTAATGGCCGGCTATTATGTGAGCTGGGACGAAAGCGAGGCCGAGGCCGCGCAAGCATAACTGACGAGCGCTCGATGCGCGAAACCGGCGGCGGCGTCGCCGGTCTTATGCAACTCAAACCATACAGAAGAAAGGGACTAAAAACCATGCAAGCATTCAACCTATGTTATACAGTTTTATTAGGCCGCGCGGCCGGCGAGAATATCGCCATAATCAAACGCGGCGAGCGCGGCTATACTCCGACCAATCTAGACTGGGGCACCGGCGACAAGGCGGCCGAACTAGTGCGCGAGGCCAACGCTAAGCGCGGCATTGATAGCGCGGCGCAATTGGATTTTGAAATTAAGTCTATGTTCATTTGGCCCAAGGCGGCCAGCGAGGTGACAGCATGAAGCCCATATTAAAAGCGGCCTTTGCCAGTGATGAGCTGGCCTATCAATTACAGGAAATTATTTGCCACGATGACCAGTGCGAGCTCGAAGATATTACGGACGCCTTGATAGTATCTGAAGCGCGCCACGTGCTCGACAAGTATACCGGCGGCATTGGGTTCGTGCACGAAGAAGAATACAACGGCGAGCACGGACCGGAGGCGCAAGCGGAGGCCGTGCGCAATGTGAAAGCAATCAAGCGCTTTCTGAAACGATACAGTTAAAACCATGGCGGCCAGCGATGGCCGCCGCAATCATAGAAAGGGATTAAACCATGAGCAATTTAACGAGACAGCAATTACTGGCCCACGGCCATAACATGGACGCGGCCTATCGCGAGATAGACAGACGGGACGCGCAAGGCGAGGACATGAGCCGCGCTTATGTGGACCAATCAACCTATGCGATATTATTCGCGCCAGCGGCCGGCATGCCGTCGGATAACGCAAGCGAGGCCAAATGGCAGACTGGCTGGAGGGACTAGACCATGAGCAATTTAGACTTATTACGCGAGGCCGCGCCTCAATTTTTTGAAACCCACGAGGCCAACAAGCGAGCGCTGGCCGCGCTCGATGGCGTGCTATTGGGCAATGGCCATGTGGTGATGGTAGGCGACTTAGCTATCAAGCCAGCCCTGATGCGCAAGACCGGCGGATGGCTACTAATGGACGCGACGCCGTGCAAGCTATCAGACGCGCCGCAATACAGCAAAGAATCCGCGGAAAGCATAGCCGGCCAGCTGGCCAATGGCAACGATGAGAAAGGCCGCGCCGTGCATATACGCGAGGCCTTAAGCAATGCCATAGCGGCGACCGAGGCCATAATTAAAAAGCTTGCAGAGAATTAAAACTTAGGATTACAATAGCAACCAGCGGCCGGCGATGGCTGGCCGCACAACCATACAGATAGAAAGCGAGGACACCATGAGCACTAGAGGACTATATACATTCAAAGACGCCGAGGGCGAGTATACCGTTTTTAAGCATTGGGATAATTATCCTAAGAGCGACAACGGCTATGGCGCCTATCAGTTTATTAAAAACGCCTTGGCCTATGCTTGGGAATTGCCAAGGTTCGAGGCCGACGAATTCGCGGCTTCATTTATAGCGGCCAATAAAAAAGCCGGCGGCGGCGATTTAAGACTGCTATCAGCGGACGCAACCAATGGCGACACGCTCGGCGTGGAGTTTTGGTATACCGTCGAGGCCGACGGCCCGCGGCTCAAGGTATCATGCCGCGACTTATTTAACGGCGTGGACTTAGAGCCTGTTTATCTGTCATCAACCAAGCAAAGAAAGGCGGCCTAAGCATGAACGCTAATACATTCGAATATTATTTTGACGGACGCAAGCCAAGCCTCGCGCAAGCCAAGGCCTTAGTGATTAAAGCTTTAAAGCAAGGCTATGGCCGGATTGAGATAGCATGGGGCGAGAACATGATAGAGATTGAGCGGCATGCCAACGGCCAATTATACGGCCATGGCTGGATTAAAAGCATAGGCGGCCAAGACTTGGCCGACGAGCTACAAGCCAAGGGAGTATAGCTATGCAAACAATTCAATTCATGCCTAAACTAAGCGCGGCAAGTAAAATGCCGTGCCCTAGTTTTAGCACGCCGGCGACGGCATGCAAGACCGGCCGCAAGCTGGCCGAGATTGTGGGCAGTGTGTGCCATGGATGCTATGCCATGAAAGGCAACTACCGTTATAAGAACGTAATTAGCCATAGGGAGCATAATTTGAACTCGCTGGGTGACTTACCCTCGTGGAAGGCCGGCATGATAGCGGCCATAAAAAGCAATGATACTACCGGCTATTTCAGATGGCACGACAGCGGCGATATTCAAAGCGAGGCCCATTTGATGGCTATCATGGACATTGCCGAGGCCATGCCGGAGGTGACTTTTTGGCTACCTACTAAAGAAAAGGGCATGCTGGCCAAGGTTAACCGACAGCGTGCAATTCCGGACAATTTAACCGTGCGGCTAAGCATGCCGATGCTGGACATGGCACCGGCCGGAAAGTGGCCAACAACGAGCACCGTTATAACCAAGGCCGGCAAGATTGACGGCGTCGCATGCAATGCGCCGGACAATGGCGGCAAGTGCGGAACATGCCGCGCGTGCTGGGATAAGACCATTCAAAACATAACATACGTAAAACACTAGGGGGTTGAATTATGAGAATGACATGGGTTAAGTATTTTGCACCTTTTAAGCGATATGCATGGTTAATAATTGACGATGACGGGCATCATCATTGGCATAAGTATAAACATGAGGCCGAAGGACATTGGAATACCATTTTAAAACACTAGAAAGCGAGAATCAAAATGAATCTACATACAAGCATTGACTGGGCGATAAGCCGACTTGTTGATAATTATGAATGGCAAGGCATTATAGACTTTGATGAGTGGCTGGAACTCCAAGAGACAATAGGCAACGCCATAATGGCAGATAGGCGCTTAGCGCAGATTGTATTACAAGCATGCCTAGACAACGGCATTATAGAGGAGGATTAAACCATGGCTAAATTTGAAGCATACGCAGAGTATGTGACCATATTACGGATTGAGATTGAAGCCGATACATTGGAGCAAGCCATTGAAATTGCCGGCGATACCGATGGCGGCGAGTGGAAACCAGTTGATTTTGATGGCTGGACCGTAACCGAAGTTTTTCCATTGAAAGGGGCTAATCATGGCTAAATACACAATATGCCGCTATCTGATAACCACGATTGAAGTGGAGGCAGACACGCCGGAGGAGGCACTAGGGCGCGAGCAATACAGCGGAACTAAGGTAGACATAACCGATGACACTTACCCATTAGAATGGGAGTGGAGCACTAATCCGGCATGGGTTATAGACGAGGACGGCGATACAGTATTAGAGGAGGGCGAGCTATGACCGAGAAAACTTTCACGATATGCCTATGGGCAATTACTTTAACGACAGCATTACTTTTAATTGGAGGTGTGATATGACTAAATACGAAGTGCAAGAATATTGCCTATGTGGCGGCTGGACTAATACATGGAGCGATGACGACGGACCGACTAGGTTCGACAGCGAAGAAAGCGCACGCGCGGAGCTGGACTGGTTTTTTAAAGAGATGGAAGAAGAGGTAGAGGAAGGCAACATTGAAGACTTTACCGATAGAGAAGACTTTCGAATTGTGGAGGTGTGTGATGGAAACTAAAAGATGGTATTACGATGTAACGATAGGGATATACGACGAGGAAACAGGCGTATTAATCAATGAATTTTCCGAAAACGACTTGAGGGATGTAGTGGCATGCATGATTGATACCGATGTAAAAAACCTAATGGAGGTGCAAGATGACTAAATTTAGGGTATTAGCAGAATTGAGCGAAGTATACGAGATTGAGATTGAGGCCGATAATTATACCGAGGCATTAGAAAAGGCATACGATACAGACCGAACCGATTGGAAACCCTTTGCAGACCGTGAGTTTGCAGATGACTGGACTGTAATCACAAATTCAGTAGAGGAGGTAACAGTATGACATTCAAAGTTTATAACCATAATGGGACATGCCTAGGCACCTTTGACAACCAAAAAGACGCGATGGCTTGCGCAAAAGAGTATCGCTATCAGACCGAGAATGCCGCTTATGTAGAGGAGGTGCATGATGAGCTTTGATGAACTAAAGGCCTTCGCCGCTAATTTAGGCTACGAGCTCTCTGACGACGATTGCACCGAGATTATATCAACCAGCTACGTGGGAGAGACCGTAGAAGAGGCCGTTAACGATTTTTTAGATGCATACGAAAGGTAGATGAGATGACCGACAAACAATTTAAAGAGGCCGTATATGAATTGGCTTTTGGCGATAATGCTATCAATAAAGGCTATTCAGAAGAGGAAGTGATTGCCATACTAAGAGAATTTTCTGACGATGCGCTTAGATACGAGGAGATAATCCGTGAGCTTTGATTTTGAACATAGTGGGTATTTAGTAACGGCCGATGTGGACGAATGCTACGACGGCTACGGCACCGGAGACAGTCCGACGCTATACGAGGTTAAACTATTGCGAATAGTGGACGAGGAAGGCCTTGCCGTTCGTTTTAGCGACATAGGCGATGGATTCAGCGACAGCCTAGAAGACGAGGCCATTAGAATCTACAAGGGATATTAATGGCCAGCTATGACAAGAGAAACCTCGCACGAAAGGCGCCAGCGACTACGGCGCGAGCGTGCCACGATATTGGCCAAACCGGCAGAGACTAATTCACCAATTACACTCGGCATGTTATTAAAGCTTATATCGATGGTGTTATTTGCACATCTATTTGGAGGGAAATAAAAAAGGGGCGCTAAGCCCCTTTTCTTTTACTCGGTTAAAGCATGCCTAAACATATGCCATTGCACATGCGATAGCGGCCATTTTTCAGCTGGTATACACTCCACGCCACGCAACAGTAAATCCTCTGCTTGGCCACCGTCATACAGCAATAGCTCGGCCTTTAGTGCAGATGTTGTGCCGGCCGGATGATACTGCACTAAGATATATGTGGGACAGCCTAGGCTGGCATGCTTCAGATGGAAGGCTACTTGATGTGGACTAAGCGCGACCTTTTTACCGCGCTTTACCACCTTCAGCTCCACCATTACAAACCTAGTCTTGTTCAGCGCTATCAGGCAATCCGGTATCCCTAGGTTCACTCTCGACTCTATCCTCGTGATGTGCGCCTCCGGTAGATTCTCCTTCAGTCTTTTGTATAGCCCCGCCTCTGGTTTTATTGCCATTCTCAATTACCTCGTTTGCGTCAAATGCCGGTTCTACCTCGATGGTTTTTATTACATCGATGGGCTCCATATCAATGATGGTTTGAGGTGGAGCGCCGTAGATGCGTTTGATTTCCTCAAGCTTACGCATTACTTCGTCTTTACTCATACTATCGATGGTGCCGATACGAACTTCTTTTCTCTCGATGTAGATGGTGCCAAGTGCTTGGCCTCGACGATATTCAGCAGATACCGCCGCACCAAATGCGCCAGCCTCAAGTGCTTTATCCCGTATCAACTGCAAATCCTTCATGTGCCTATCGTAATTGGTGCCATACTTTGCATTTAACTCGGCACGATACTCTTGGATCGCGGCGACTACATGCGGACAGATTTCAGGATTAGTAAGCTTCCATGCCGTGACCTTTGCAGACTTCTCACTAAAGCCAGCACGGATGGCGCACTCTTTCATTGTGACTTGACCGTCACCTGATACCAGCTCTTGCACAAACTTCCACTCGCGGCCATTTAACTTCTTCTTCTGACTAAGCAAAGAGCCTACATTACTAGATAGTCTCTTCTGCAATTTATCCCCCAAGATGGGCGGGACATTCCAAACATCCTTTGCGGCCATTAGCTTACCCTCCGGCATATCCAAACATTATCATCTTCCATGGGCTGTCTGACAGTAAAGCGTCTATTAGCTATTCGTTTATAGAATGACTTAAGTGCATGCCTGATGTTCTCTGCTTCTTTTTGAGAGCCAACAGATATGTAATCACCTATTATCATTGCCTTGAATGGATACTTAGCTCTTCCAGTATTTACGCTATGGCGGATAGTGTGTTGCCTAGGTGTTATTCCATTCATCTTTACTTCAACATCTTTCAAAGGCATTCTTGATTTCTCCTGATATATAAAACTACCCACGTAATATACCGATAATAAGTAGGCATGTCAATCAGATGTCTTTGTGTTCAAAAAATCACTTCCATTACTCTTTTCTAGCCAAAAAAAAGAAATTAATTTTTCCAAATTTATGTCTCGCGCGCACTTTTAGAACGATTTGGATTGCTCATTACGTCTATTATTTCAACGTAATGTAACGTAATGCTTGAAACCCTTGCTATGACTGGTTCATTACGGCATTACGTCTATTACGTCAAATTATAAAAAAATAATTTCATTTTTTTTTTTTTCAAAACGTCCCTATATGAGAACGCATAATTGCCCGTGGGCCGTGGTCCATGATCCATTCCCCTCCCACCACTCACCAAGCCCCAAGACCCACGCCCCAAGCCATTCAGACCATCCGCCCTTTCTAAAAAACACCGAAGTACCCACAATATACGCCCATTACGTCAAATTTCGCCCAACTCGCCTAAAAGTACCCACAATAATTCTTACTTAGGTACTTTTTTTCCACATAGATACTTTTTATAGGACACCTTTTCCCACAATAAGTATCTACTTACCTTCTTTATATATATTTAGCACAAAAAAAGAGACCATCAAATTAATTCGAAGGTCTCTATAAAACTTTTGCCGCTTTGGATCGACAAAAGAAGTTATTGCACCGTATTATTCAGTCCATGAAGTAGGCAAGATACAATGTGTTTCATTACGACGATTTCACCGAATTCTAGGTCTTGAATTTCGCCTACTTCTTCATTTTCTTTGCAAATAACGGGAGCGAACATGGGATACGTTATCCCGTCCACGGTAATCCTGACTATCTGCATTAGTTTTTCGTCGTCCATTGACGTAGTTTACTATGGTTTATCCGTGCTGTCTTCTATGAATTCCACAAGGGCATTGATATACCATTGCGCTTTCTTTAAATCCTTGAGTGTGTCGTCTTTAAGGCCTGCGCGGGATAGATACTTGAGTGCTGTAAGGCGTAGGTGCCCTCTGAATTCCTCAGGGGTGGACTTGGCCTCCATGTAGTCTATCGTTTCGATCCCTCCGCTGGTGTAATGCGGAGGGCTGTTGATAAGGTCTTTTGTTGATGGAGAAGATTTCTTAAGCCACTCTTTCATTTCTTCTGCTGTCATTTCTATTATGTTACTCATATTGCTCCTCTTCCTTGTCTGCTTCTACGGCCGCCGCAAGGTCGACCAGTATTCTGTTCCATATAACTTGTTTAAAGTCGTCGGGATATTCCTTCCAGGCCTTAAAGTATTCTGCGTCCGGACGAAAGCCGTAAGCGTCTTTATAAAGGTCGGACAATAGGTCACTGTCGAAGGTATGTGCCATTGATTCCATAACGATATCTTTTAAGATCGTACGGGTAATAGGTAAATTACTCATCACCGTTCTCCTTCAACAAGAAATGAGGCGTGGGCCGTGGTAAACGGACGACGTTATCTGGATGGAGACGGTATTTGCTACCCATTTGCTCCTTGAGCCGTGCAACTTTACTCTCGCGCAATGCGATAGCGGCATGCAGTTCGGCATCGGGCAATTGCACACGTGCTAAGTCTATTACATACATGGTATTTTCCTTTTCTAACTTTCTGATGAACATAATTCGCCCCAATAATCAGGTTTGAGCAACTAGAATACCATTATCTATGATTTTGTAAAGCTTTTTTAGCAAAAGTATACGAAACAAGTATACCAAACGACGCACCGAGTAGAAAAGCTTCTTTATAGCAGAGGTAGTAATCGAGTAGGTTGGACATTTGGCACCGATAATGATATAAAAGATGTTTCGCATACAATCTGTAGACGGGTATTCTACTATGCCGATCAAAGATCCGGAAGAACGAAGACTAAAACAACGGCAGTATTCAAGCAAGCACTACCATTCCAACAGGGAAGCGCACATCGAG